CCGTTCCGCCGGACATTGACAAACTGTGCCGTGCCGTGTTGGACGCCTTGACCGACGCGGGAGTGTGGGTGGATGATAGTCAGGTGGTTGACTTGGGAGCAACCAAAATCTACACGTCCGGTATTCATATTGGCGCGCATATCACAGTGGAGGGATTGGCAAGTGAAGAAGCTTAAACAGCACATCGGCCATATCATTGGCAGTATCACGGCCGTGCTAGTGTTGGCTGATTTTGCGTTGGTGATGCTCCTTGCTTGTATCATGCTGTTTCGACTCATTTTAAAGGGGTTAGGCTTATGAGCTTGACATGGAAACAGCTGGAAGCGTTGAGTATTCAGCATAATTCGGCGCCGATTGACTTGAATGACCCTGAAATAAAAAGCATGATTGCGGAATGCCGTAAGCCGCATAGTGTGCAAATGGAATTGGAGGACTTTTACGATGGGTGTTAAAAAAGGAATGGTTAACAATCCGACCGGCAAGGGTGGTTTCGGTGACCACCCGGAAAACGCGTGTAACGGCAGGTGGAGGAAAGAAGACTCATACACCTATAACGTTAATAAGTTTGGCCGCATGACGGATATAGAACTTCAAGAAATTATTTTGAAGTCCAAAGCGGGGGAGCTTACCCAATTCCAGCAAGCCGCGTTGAAAACCGTCCTTGACATGAAGAAAGATGAAGGGTGGAAGAAACTTGTAGATACCGTTGATAGGGTTGACGGCAAGGCGTTGCAACCGGTTGAACAGACGGTTAACGGCTATGTTCCACCTACCATTAATATTGAGTTCGTCAAGGGTGATGAAGATGAAGAATGATTTTTGGACTGTGCGCGAATGGCTTGAATTCGTCCAGCATCCAGCGGAAGACATGAGTTATGCAACGGTTCGTTTTGGCCGGTTCATGTGGGATAATTGGCGGCTTACGCGTGGCTCTAAGACTATCCGCATGGTGAGACGTAATATCAACGGTGTTCGGTCTGGATTAATGAAAGCATATCCGCGTAGCCAAAAGGCGTATATACTTCGGCTGTACATGATATGGCGTGAGAAAGATTTCAACCGTCGTTATATCAGCTGATTTTTACGACACGCTGAGTTGCATTATCGCGCAAGACAATGTATATTATTTCTTGACAAGAAAAGAAATTGCCATCCATCTATATATATAATTTAATTCCCGTCTAGTTTTTCCTTTCATTTTGCGCTGGACGGGGCTGGAACGTTGCGCGAGCGGTTTAAGCGGCCACCCTGCTAAGGTGGTAACTGGCAACGGTTCGGGGGTTCGAATCCCTCACGTTCCGCAATCCTAACGTGAGCCTAGGTATAAGCGTTAGGCGGTTGAGTACACTACTCTTGCAGTGACTCAGACGAAATATAAAAGGGCGGCTAGTGAGCACGGTCGATAGTGAGGTAACATGTGCTTTACGGTCAACGGTTGGCGGTCGATAGGATTGCGGCGGTAACCCGCTAAAGTCTAAGCTAACCAATTTTCCCGTGGTGTAATGGGTAGCACGGCAGTCTTTGGAACTGCTTGTTTTGGTTCGAGTCCAGACGGGAGAGCGAGACGTAATGGACGCTAGGCACCTATTACGTGCCACCAGCCTAGCAGGTGGCAGGGCTGTAGTTCAGCGGATGAACGGCTAGCCTCGGTTAGTGCATGTCGCGGGTTCGAGTCCCGTCAGCCCCCGCGTTAAAATTAAATTAGCCCATCTGCATATTGTAGAAGGGGTCTTCGGAGTCGTCCTAGTGAAATAGGGCGGCTCTAGTATTAAAATGACCTTTATGAAGATTCCAGACGATTATGCTAGCCTTTTTTGGTGGACTCACTCACGCACTCCGTCCGCCAGATATTACGTGTTCGAGGGTGGCCGTAGCTCCGGTAAAACCACGACTATATGCCAGTCGCTAGTCTTGCGTGGAGCCGTCCAGCCTATTCGCGTGTTGTGTGCGCGCGAGTTCCAAAACTCGATTAATGAATCTGTGAAGAAGAGTCTTGAGGACTCTATACGACTGTTAAACCTTGGCGGGTACAGTATCACGAAAGACTTGATAGAGCACGAGAATGGCACTAGTTTCGTGTTTAAGGGCTTGCATAATGACCCCGAAACCACCGTCAAAGGTTTGGAGGGTATTGACGTTTGTTTCATTGATGAGGCACAATTTATCTCGAAGCATTCGTTGGATATTCTTCTGCCGACTATCCGCAAGGAAAACAGTACGATTATTTTCGCCATGAACCCGCTGACCCCTAAAGACGAGGTAATGCAACGCTTCGTATGGAATGCCAACGAGCAAGTCAAGGCGCGAACCATCCATAAGCACGTCACCTATCGAACCGCGCTTAAGGCCGGACTACTGCCACGCGAGGTGTTACAGCAGGTGCAAGAAGCCAAAGGGTCGCCCGACTTCGCGCACATCTGGGAGGGTAAGCCGACCGATAACGTGCTTAACCGCATCATGTCGTGGCAACAATTGCAGTCAGCTGAAACCACCATCATGCCTGACGGTGGTATAACGTTCGGCGTTGACGTTGCGCGACTTGGAGCCGACCGAACAGCCGTAGCAGTCAATAAGGGCGGCACTATTATCGATTTAGTCAGCTGGAACCACACGCGTTTAACAGACTCGGCGCAGACCATTAGACAACTGGCCAACCGATATAAACCGGTGGCTATCAACATCGATGATTGCGGCGTAGGCGGTGGCCTGACCGACATGCTTATTGCAGACGGATTGCCGGTTCAGCCGATTAATTCCGCGTCACGCGCCAAAGACAACACGAAATATCCAAATATTAATAGTGAAATGTGGTTTACTTTCGCGGAAAAACTCACGAACGGTGACATACATTTCATTAATTCACTGCCCGATAAAAACGACTTGTTCGAAGAACTAAGCACGCGTGAATGGAAACTAACCACAAAGAATCAACGTCAAGTGCAAACGAAAGCGGATTACAAGGCGACTAACAATGTTGGCTCACCTGACCTTGCGGACGCTACACTGTTAAGCGTGTACACGCCGGTTAAGTTGACAAGTTGGGATGTTGAAGTATTATAGAGAACGCCGGTAAAGCTTTGGTCCTTTTTCTTTACCGGTGGTTGGTTGACTGGATTAAGCCCCCGCTGAGTTCTCCTTGCGGGGGCTTTCCTAGTATAATTGGAACCGTTATCAATAAGCCTATTGAAAGACGGTAACATTGTCTAAACTCGGTTATAAACTCAGAAGTTTCTTTACACGTCCAGCGTCCCCCCCATTGACTGAAGGGTGGACTAGGGTTAGCGGCAGTGGAACGCAGGTAATCCCCCCTTATGACGCGTATGCGCAGATTTTCCCATATTCCAACGCGATTGCCGGACGTTTCGCCACTATTATTCCTTATGCGGTTGACGCTCAGGGCGAGCGTATCAGCCCGGCACCTCCAGCGCTTAAAGCATTGTACGCGCCTAATGACCAATTCTCTTGCCTTGAATTCCTGAAGTTCATCGCCAATAGTATTCTCACTCAGTCTCATCTTGATATTCTAGTATGGACGAATCAAGGCGGATATATTCAGCCGGGCGGCGAGGTGACGCCGGACAATATCGCGGGCTATACGTTCCTGCCACAAGATTCCCGACAGTGGGATAGCAGTCATACGACTTGGACGCATCGCGTCACCATGACCATTAACGGACGTTTGGAGACCCGCACTTTCACGCGTGGCGAGACTATCGCGCTCAGCTATTCCACTCATCCTCTTGACCCGTCGCGTGGCATCAGCCCGGCACAGACCATACGCAAGTGGGCGAACGTCGATGACATGATTGCGGATTACGAGCGCGGCTTCTTTGCCAACGGGGCTGTTCCGGCGGGCATGATGGGCATTGTGTCCGCTACCTCCGACGATTTCACCCGTACCAAGAATCAGCTTGAACAAGCGTTTCAGGGAGCCGGACGTAATAACGGTGTCGTTTATAATATGATTCCGGTTGACCCGCTGTCTGGCAAACCGTCCGATACGGGTAAACTTGTGTGGGTTCCATTCCAGCAGGCCAATAATTCTCTCGATTTGTCCAGCCTTAACGACGTGGTAAACAATCGACTTGCAAGCGCTTTGGCCGTGCCGGATATTGTGCGCGGTATCGATAATGGGCAGACCTATGCCAATGCCGAGCAAGCGGAACGCGCGTTCATTGAAAACACTTTGAAACCGCTCTGCATGACGGTGTGGGACAAATTCCAGTTCGAGCTTGACCGAATCACAGGTGGCCTTGGATACGGCATAAATTTCACCCTTGATATTCCGGCACAGACGGATGTGCGCAAGGTGCAGGCCGACACGCAGGCCGTGCAGGTCGAAACGCTCATCAAGCTTATCAACGCTGGAGCGAGTGTGGAAACCGCTGTAAAGGCATTGCACTTGCCCGACGAGTTCAATGCGCTGGAATTGGAACCGGCCACACCGTCTCTTTTCATGAAGCCGGAAGCCCCGCAGATTGTGCCGCAGATTCAGGCCTCGAAAGATGATGACGTTAAGACTGAACCGGTGAAGCCGGACGTTGTAGAAGCCACGGTAGGTAAGGCGGCTAAGCTAGTCCGCAAATACTATCGTGACTTGATTGACTTGAATCTGGCGGCACACAGTTTCGCCAACACTGAAGTGAATAGTGTGGAAATTCAAGCCGAACTCGTTGATGGTCTTTTTTCGGTCTACGAGCCGCAAATAGTCGCATACGCTAACTCCACGGGCAAGACGATTATTCAAGCAATGCAGGAACTAGCCAAGACTAATCCAGACATTGCCAAGATTCTTGACGCTTGGACGCCCTCACAGATTGCCCAACTTGTCGGCTGGGAGTCACTGCCGGATACGTTTGAAAAGGCGTACCGCAAGCAACTAACCAAGACAGTGGCCGCTGTGACAGGTACCGCCAATAAGAGCATCACCAAGGTTATCGCACAAGGCATCAAGGATAAGCTAGACTACAAGGAACTTGTACACCAATTGTACGGATTGCTTGACGATGACCGAGCCGAATTGCTGGCCGGTAACGAATTGCGCAATGCGGAACGCTTGGGCAATCTCTACAGTGCGCAGAATCTAAGTAAGAAAACCGGCGTGACCTTGAAAAAGGTCTGGCACACTAGCGGTCTTGACGCTGGCAGTGAGCAGAAGCCGTGCCCGTTCTGCGAGCATATGAACGGCAAAGTGGTCGGCCTTGCGGAAAGCTTCATGGACGAGGGTGATTCCGTGGATATTGACGGTGAGACCTTCGCCAATGATTACGTGAGCATGATTACGGCGGCGGCTCACCCGCGCTGTCGTTGCACGCAGACATACGAGGTGGCGTGATGGAAATCAAGTGCAAGAAGTGCGGAAGGTTCCTAGGCGAGACGGAGCATAGTATCCGCCTTATGCTCAAGTGTCCTAACTGCCGTGCCTATCTGCTTTATCACATCACCATGCTTAGTGAGAATCATTTTCATTAATAGTGTTAGAATCAGTGTAGAGCAATAAAGCCCCGTAAGGACGCTCAAAACGTAAGGAAATAGGAATGCAACAGACACTCACATGCGACGCGAACAATGTCAGCAGTGACGGCCACACGTTGACGTTCCTTGCCAACTCCGGTACGCGTATGACCAATGGCTACACGGTAGACCTTGCAACACTGCAAGCCCCCGTGAATGATGGCCAACTTAAGCTCGTGACCGACCTGACCGAATCTGACCGACTGACTTTGCCGCTACTGCTCGACCATATGCCGAGCATCACGGCGCAAGTCGGCATTATCGAGAAACTTTGGTTTGCCGATGACGGGTTAATGGCTCAGGCTCGACTAAGCGACAATGAGCAAGGTCAGAACGTGCAACAGTTGGCAAGTGAAGGAATGCTAACGAACTCTTTCAGCATCACAATCGACTTCGACAATGACCCCGACGAAAACGGTGTAATTCATAACGCCGAACTAGTCGAAATCAGTGTAGTCTATCGAGGTGCCGACAGTAAAGCCGTATTCCGCAGTCTAAACAATATCGAAGGGAAAATAATGCAACTCAAGAACAACCTCACCAAGGATGAAGCGCAATCCCTGATTGACCAAATCACGGACGCTATCAATGGATTGACCGAAAAGGACGGTGACAACACCGAACCGGAAGAGCCGGTGCAGTCCAACGAGGCAGAAAACAGTAAGGAGAGTGACACCGTGGCTAACGGCCGAACCAATATCATTATTAATAGCGCTGGCGGTGCGCGTCAGTCTCTCGCCAAGACCAGTGACCAGCTGGCTGATTGGCTGAAGAGCGAGGATGCTACCAAGGCTTACGAGCAGGCGTTGTGGCGTACCGATAATCAGGGCGTGCAGGGCTTCAAGACTGCTTGGCGTGAGGAACTGGCCCGCCACGCCTATGCCGACAATGCTTCCATTGATGAAGATAGTGTTGGCAAGCTTGTTCCGACTTCCGTTATTACTGAGATTGAGGACGCTCTCAACAAGGCTAGCGAACTGTGGCCGCTGTATCGTAAGCTTGATGTTGACAGTTTCACCGTTGGCGCTCAGCTGGCAGGCTTGACCGATGACACTCGCGCCCACGGTTACAAGGTGTCTGACTATGGCACCTCGAAAAAGACGCAGAAGTTTAATCTTGTGGAACGTAAGCTTGCCGCCGATTTTGTGGTGAAGTATGCAGTGCTTAACAAGGGTGATATCCGCCGTACCGATAAGCCGGGCGCACTCGTGAAGTACCTGCTGGCCGAGATGCCGAACTATATTCTTCACGCTATCGACCGTCAGATTATTCTTGGCGGCTATACCGACCTTGATTTCTTCCGCTCCGTGCAGACCGACGCCAAGGACACTTCCAGCGAGTTCGCGGGGAAGAATTTCGTCTTGAGTGCGGCCGAAGGTGCTCGTGCTAATCTCGTGCTTGATGTGGTTGGCCTTGCATCCAAGGTCACTGCCACTGGCACTAAGGTGCTTGTGCTCAGCCCTGATACCAAGGTGGATATTATCACCGCCGCAGATGGTATTGGTCGTCCGCTCGTCGGCTATGGTAATGATAATCTCGCCGCCTACCTTGGCGTGGATAAGGTCATTACGCCGGATTGGTGGACTGACGCGGACGACGCTAAGACTCGCGCAGTGATTATCGTGCCGGAAGCTTTCGGCGTGGTTGGTGATACGTCTATCAGCGCTTTCACCAATTTCGCACTGAAGACCAATGAGCAGGAATATCTGTCGGAGATTTTCGCTGGTGGTGCTCTGACCAAGGTTAAGAGTGCTGGCGTGCTGACTCCGAAGGCTAGCGACTGACGATAAGTGACGGGGGTAGGGTGCGATACTCTACCCCCCCTCGTTGTAAGGATAAATTATGGCTAATATTTATGCTCACCTTGCGGACGGTGACGCGCCCAAGTCTCAGCAGGTCACTGAAGTAAGCTTCGTAGACGAAACCGGCAAACACATTGACGTTGGGACAAGCGGCGAAATGGGTACTGTTTTGACCAAGCTACGCGCAATCACCTCACTTGCAAGTGATGCAGCCCTAACTACGGTCATTGCTAAGGTTAACGAGATTCTGACAGCTGTAGCTAAGGAATAACAGACGGTAAAATAGGGGTATCACAATAGTGGTACCCCTTTTTCTATTTCGAAAGGAAAACTAAGTTGGCTTTTATCCCGATTGATAACATTGGTGGTGAGAACGCTCGTAAATGGTTGCCGACCATACTACCCGCATTGCAGAAACTTTTATGCGGCGCAATGGTGTCTCAAGCTACCGGAGTCAACCCAGCCATTGTGAGTGAAGATGGTCAAACAATTGTTCTAACCGCATGGTATAGCAGTATCACCAAAGTGACGGTTAACGATAATCCAGTCGCATTCACATTCAATCCGACTGTGGGCGACATGGATTACACTACCGGCCAAGTCGGACAAATGTACGGCAACACGCTCACCCTCGAAACCAAGATTGAGCCGGGCACTGTCGTAACCGTCGCCGGAACATATGGTTTCGATACACTCCCGGATAGTCTGCAATCAGTACTTTCCGGTATGGCCAGTGCAATGCAACGCCACGCGGACGAAACGGATATAATCACCAGCAAAAGTATCGAAGACGTTAGCGTGTCCTACCAACGGAACACCGCCACCGACACGCTCAGTCAAGCCATCCAACCATATCTTAGCGTTATCAACATGTGGAGTCTCTGCGAGAAGCCGTTAGGAGTGGGAGGTATCGCGACACCCAACACACTGCCAGTAGTGCCGTATTGGATTGGGGACGGTGACGGTCTTGGACTGTAATCCATTCAAACTTTTTCCCGACCAAGTGGAAACCGTCGAACTGTGGAAGTATGCGAGCAGTGAACGAAACAACAAGAAGCTAGCGGACGTACACGCGATAATCAAGCGTTCAACCAACTCGGACGCGTTCGGAGACTATGGCGTGCGTATCGCAACACGCCGATTCCACCTGCAAGCCGAAGACATACCAGCAGACCTACGAGACCCCGACATGCTATTAGACCTGATAGTCAAAACAAAAAACCGGACATTCAAAATCACTCAAGCAAGTCAAGGTGACGACATGACCACCGGGAAAACACGATTCATCACCGTCTACGCACAACCCTACGGAAGGAGCACACTATGAGCCTACACGTCACAATCAACAAAGGAGTGTACGAGCAAGGCCGTCAAGCCATGCAACAAGGGTTAGCCCGCATGCTCACCGACATTCACAAGGATGCAGTAACCAACGCACCAATCGGTAAAGCACCCGAAGACAAACACCCCGGCTTGTTGAAAGATTCAGGCCGTTTCAAACTCCAAGGCATGAAAGGCTATGTTGCCTTCGGTGGCGGCAGAGTCCTATACGCGAAACGACGAGAATACGAAAACCATCGCCACCCCGGCACAAGACTCTACCTACACCGTGCAGTAGCTAAAGCCCAAGCACACGCGGACAACTATTTCCAAAGGATACTTAAATGATTGAACTGGCAGTAGCATTAGACCTAGCAGAACACGGCTTCGGCACATATGGGGAAACCATCTTCGTAAACGAAAGCCCCATATTAGACACGGGCTCAGTCAGCAGTAAGGATGGCATATGGATAACCTCAACCACCGTAAGCAACGGCAACGGGCATTACACTGACCAACTCACCATAAGCACACGCTTCTACGATGCAATCCACCAAGGAGAATACCTTTTAAAACTCATGGAATACATCAACACGCAACTAGTAGACCAATGCACGCTAAGCTGTCAACCCGAAAGCCCAATAATCTATAACAAACTCACCATAAGCCCCGCAAGCAGTATAGACCTAGACGCGGTAGACAGTGAAGGCCACTACGTGAAAAGCATCCACTTCACCATCACCTACCCACTCCCAGACTTAACCGGGGTAAAAGTGATAAACTAGGAACTAAGCAGAAAACGATAATCATTCTCAATAAGGAGTAACACAATATGGCCACCACAGACTACAGTCTAATCGGCAAGAAAACCGTATACATCGGACAAGAAGAATTCTCACCCGAACTCGTCGGCTCCGATGGTATCACTATCACACTCACCCCGAACACGGTGGACGTGGAAAGTCAAGCCGGAACCATTAGCATTCCTACCGGCACCTATAGTGAAATCAGCGCGACTATTCCACTTATTATTCCGAACATGGCAGTGCTTGGCCGCATCTTCCCAAGCCTTGCAACCAAGGGTACGGCAGGCACCAAGGTTACTTTCGGAGCGGGTGAATGTTCCGCAATCACGTCCAGCCCTATCGTGATTCACAACACGTGTGACGCGGATAGTACTAACGACGTGTATATTCCAGCAGCTCTGATTCAAAATGGTGGCGAGTTCACTATCGGTAGTACGAGCGACCCGGTGACCATCGAATTGAACGTGACCATGCTCCCGGACGAGAAGGGTTACGTTAACTTCGGTTGCTTCGACACGTCTAAGCGCACCAAGTATGACCCTGAACAGCAGAAGTACGTTGACGTGGTGGACCCGGCAAAAGCCAACACCGTTCAGAAGTGAGGTAAACCATGACAGACATTATTACCATTGACACCCGCGAACAGACAGAGGAACACACCTTCAAACTGATTACCTCCAATAATCCAGAAGGCATGGTGTTCACCGTTAACCCGATGGGCGCGGGCACGTATCTGAAGTTCATGGACAAGGTGAAAACCCTTCAAGCATTGAACGCTCAGGACATGAGTAGTAAGCAATTGCTGAAGATTCAAAACGACTTGTGCAATCTGCTTATCCCACTCGTCTCCCCGACCGACGAGTTTAAAACGTGGGCTGAAGAAGCGGAACAGAAATACCCGCTAGCCTATCAGGCGGTCATGCGTCAGATTATGCGTTTCGTGTTCGGCAAAACGTATTTCTAAACGGGGGTAGTCAATGACGGTGCATAAGGTCATTGACGATTTCACGCCGGAGCAGTTAGCGAAGCTTAAAGCCATGCGGCAGGCTGAAAGCAAGTCTAAGGCTTCGGCGTTTTTTCGTGATGATGAACTACTACTGGCCGAGTTCGGTAAATATTATGGCTGGCAGGCGATACGTGACGTGCTAGCTGACGAGGTAAGTTACGAGACTTTCATAGCCTTACTTAACGCTGGGCGGAGTCTCGCAATCCGTGACCGCATACTGCGTGTCAATGACATGTATGTTGCGGTTGGAGCGTCGCAAGCCAAAAAGGGAGACAAAGTGTTAAAGCAATACGTGAAGCAGTTGGAACGGGGGATGTGACATGGCGCAAGCGGGTGAAATTCGTTTCGATGCCGTTATTGACACTAGCGGCTACGAACGTGGTGTGAAGGATATTCAAAACGCCACGGACGAGATTAAAGAGTCAGCGGAGCAGGCGGACAAGGCCACCGAAGACGTGGGCAAGAACGGTGGTAAGAACGCGCCGAGTATTAAGGACGCGTTCAGTAAAACGTTTGACGGTATTAGCGAACTGGCAGACGGGTTAGGGTTGAGTCTGCCTAGCAAGCTCGTGAAAGTCGCGAGTATCGGTGGCGCTCTTGCCGCAGTCGGTGGCGTGTTCAAAACCGGTATCGACAATGCGATTAGTCAGATTGACGTGCAAGGCACTCTAGACGCTCAACTTGGCAAGGGTAGTGTGGCCGCTCAAAACGCTGGCAAGGTAGCGGGAGAACTCTACCGGCAAGGTTGGGGCGAGAGCTTGGAAGACGTGGCTAATGTCGCGTCTAATGTCAGTCAGGTGATTCGTGGTATCGGTGAAGGTGATTTAAACACTGTCACCAAGGCGACGGAAGTGTGGGCTCAAACCTTTGACGCGGACGCGGGTGAGAGCGTCCGTGGCGTGAAAGTCCTTATGGAGAAATTCGGCCTGAGCGCGCAGGATGCTACCGACTTGATGACGAAGGGTATGCAGAATGGTCTGAACTATACGGACGAACTCGCAGACAATCTTAGCGAGTATGGTGGCCGTTGGGCTGAAGCCGGTACGAGCGCGCAAGAATATTTCTCACTGCTTCAGGCTGGCGTGGATAGTGGCGCTTATCAGTTGGACAAGGTGGGAGACTTCCTTAACGAGTTCCTGACCTCGTTGACTGATGGTCGTATCGAGCAGAGTATTGGAGAGTTTTCAAAGGGTACTCAGGACGTTTTCAACAGCTTCAAGAGTGGTAAGGCCACTGCGGAAGACGTGTTGAACGCGGTTATTGGTGAGATGGGCACCATGACCGACAAGACCAAGGAAGCTAGTCTAGCTTCAACGCTTTGGTCTAGTCTTGGCGAGGATAATGCGCTCGGTATGATTGAAGCGCTCGGCAACGTGCCGAACTCTTATGAGAATATTAAGGGCGCTACCGATGAGGCAGCAGACAGCACTATGAGCATCGGTCAACAGTGGGAAGCGTTCAAACGTACCATGAGTGGCACACTGGGTGACGCGTTCACACCATTTGTGAAAGGCTTCCTAGACGGCCTAACCGACATGACGAAGAAGTTTACCGACTTCATCAACAATACCGATTGGAGCGGGCTAGCCAATATTTTGGGGAGTCTTGGCGCTGCCATTGGTGGCGTGTTCACCGTGATTGGTAACTCGATTCAACCCGCATTAGATTTGCTTAAAATGTTCTCCGATTGGTTTAGTGCGAATAGTACGTGGATTGTTTCAACACTTGTTGGTATCGGTGCCGGTTTTGCTGTGTTCAAGACAGCGCAAATCATTAGTAGCGTGGTCGGTTTTCTTAAGTCGTTCAGTCTTGCGGAGACTGCAGCTACAGTAGCGCAATGGCTGTTTAACGCGGCTATGGCGGCTAATCCGCTGGTGTTGGTTATCACGCTATTGGCGGCGCTTGTAGCTGGTTTGGTTTACTTTTTCACGCAGACTGACGCGGGTAAACAAGCATGGCAGGACTTCTGTCAGACCATGCAAGACTTGTGGCAAAACCTTTGCGACTTCTTCCAAAACATTTGGAATAGTATCACCAAGTTTTTCACGGACGCTGGAACGAATATTACGAACGCGTGGAATGCTGTAACTGATTGGTTTAGTAGTGTTCCCGGCAGAATCAAGGGTTTCTTTAACGATATTGGCGCATGGTTCGGTGGTAAGTTCCAAGAAGCCAAGGATGCTATCGTGAACAGATTCAATGAGGCTGTGGGCTTCATCACGGGTATTCCCGGCAGAATCAGGGATTGTTTCAATGGTGCGGTGAACTGGCTTAAGGATGCTGGCGGCAATATCGTTCGAGGCCTGTGGAATGGTATCAGTGACATGTTCAACTGGGTGCGGAATAATATTCTCGGCTTCGGTGGAAACATCGTCAAGTGGGCTAAGCAAGCGTTGGGCATTCACTCCCCGTCGCGTGTCATGGCCGAAGAGGTTGGCAAGTATATTCCGTCCGGCATTGAGATGGGTATCAAGGCTAACACTAGTGGTTTGATGGACTCGTTGGACACGTTGAGTTTGGATATGGTGGACGCGGTTAAGGTTCCGACTACTACTACTGGATCACTGCCGGTGTTTGATGCTTCTTCGAGTGGTGTCATGTCCGCATTGCCGTCTACTAATATTGTGATTGAGAAAATGCAGGTGCGTTCTGATAATGATATTCGTCTTATCGCTCAGGAATTGAACCGTTTGCAACGTCGTGACTTGAAGAGGGTGTGAAATTGAGAATCGTTTTCAATGACACTGATTTAGCTACCATCCTACCCGATACCGTGCTTTATATCGGTAATGTGACGGGCCGTGAGTTCGTCAGCCCGGACGTGACCACGGTAGCGTATAAGGGTGCGCATGGTAGCCGATTCGTCGGCAATCGTTACCCCGCGCGTGATATTCAAGTGGAAGTAACCGTTATCGGCTACTGTTTTCAGATGATGCCATCTTACGCGTCTAAGCTTATGAGCGTGTTGGCAACCGACGTGCCCGCTAGTCTGTCTTTCAGTGACCAAGAGGGCATGTATTATGCTATCGTTAGCGCGATTGACTTGGAAGAACATGAGACTTACGCGAGTGGTACTATCACGTTCACATGTCATGACCCGTTCCGTCATGGTGACATGTATGATATTGATTTCGACACGCTCCCGACTGACACGTTGCACACTAACTATAACGTGGAACCTGTGTTTAATCTGGTGGTGAATGAGTCCGCCAACAATTTCAGTATGAACGTTAACGGTGACACACTTGAGTTGGACATGCAAGTGAATCAAGGTGACGTAATCGTAATCAACAGTAATACACGCACCGTCACCGTCAATAACAAGCTGACAGTATTGGAAACGTCCGGCACATTCCCGAAACTAAAACAGACTGGGAACACGATTAGGTTCTACCCTGAATGCGGCGGCAATGGTTCGTATAATGCAAGGTGGCTGTAATGGACGTTGAAGACACTATTACCCTTGTCGACTTGCAAGGTCATGAACTCCGTACGCTCAGCCCGCGCGCGGAATGGACGTTTGACCAGCGTGCCGACTCTACGAATCAGCTCACCGTCACTGTTGGCACGGATGAAGCCACAGACGTTGTTGGTGATATGGAACTGTTGTTCCAACATCGTCGGTTCGTCATTAACGAAGTGAATCGTACGCGCGACACGGAGACGTGTGAAATTGTCGCAGATGAAGCGCAAGCTGAAATGGCTTCAATCGAAGTTGAATCATTCCAAGTTGAGAAAGCCAAGTTGAGCGCGGCAGTCACGCAACTGTTGTCTAACACGCTTTGGACGGTTGGACCTATCGAGGATGATACGCGCACGATTTACGCCGACCTGCAAGGCAAGAAGGTCACGGAACTGTTGACGTGGTTGGCTAATCAGTCTAACCAAGTATTATCTTTCGATAGCGCACAGCGTAAAGTCTCATTCGTTAAACGGGATATGACACCTTCCGGCATCGTGTTCAATTACGACGTTAACATGGCCAATATCAAGAAGACGGAGACGCCGCCGACTTGCACCGTCCTGCATCCTATCGGCGCTAATGGCCTGACAGTGGCGAACGTGAATCACGGTAGTGAATTGGTGGAAGATTTCGGTTGGTACACGTCTTTGGGCATGACTGAGAATGAGGCGCGTGCCCGGTTCACGAAACGGCAGGAATGGCAGGACGAACGTTACACCGTCGTGCAGAATCTACTGGATGACGCGAGAAAGAAACTCTCCGTGTCCGCCTATCCTACGATATCTTACGATTTGGCGGCTGTTGACGGTATCAGCGATTTGCGTTTGGGGCAGCAAGCGTACGTTTGGGATAATGTGCTTGACGTGCGCGTGTTGACAACTGTCAGCGTTATCCACACGTCCAACGTGCATGATGATGATAGTGTGACTTTGGATTACGTGCCACCATCTTTCACGATTGCGACGGATGATATTACTGGCGGCACGACGTCAACTAGTGAGGCTAGCGTATTCCAAGCATTCAACGACACGGAATACACGTTGGGGGATACGGCCACGCGCGTACTGCCCTTGAGCATCAATGTTTACTCGGATACCATGCTTGAGTGCAATCTATGTCTAACTGTCAAGACCACGACGGCGGGACTGCTCGAAGGCTATTTCCTTTTGAATGGGGAAAAGGCTGGCCCGCGTATCATGCAGACATGCGCGGAAGGGTATGTTACTATCGGCCTTCCGTTCCTTATTACGAACGTTTCGAGTAATGACCAAACCACACTTGACTTGTATCTGAAGCATGGTGGTGCGGGTAGTCTCGCCATCAATGACGCGCAAATTTATATTTCAGCTAAGGGCGCGTATGGTGGTATCACTAACAACCGTCCTGACCGGCGTGTGGTTGACGCTGTGGAACGTTTCAAACGCGAATGGCGTAGCGTTGAGGATACAACGTCTGTCATGTTCCCTGAACGTAACGACACTACGGTTGCTGAAACTGTGGAACGGTTTAAGACGGAATGGCGTGAGCCTGAAGACGTTGTTAATCCGATTGTGTGGCTTGAGGATAAGACGCTCACAATCTCTAACGCCGAGGATGATACCGTGTTTACGCTTATTCTGCCGGACGAGAGTCAGCAAGTAATGCCCGCAGTTGTTGACGGGGCTACAATGTTCGACTTAAGTACGCTTGGTTTGACCGGTTTGACTAAAATTATGGTAAAGGAACTCGGTGTGAGTGTTACGGTGACGCTCTGAAAGTGAGGGAAAATATTTTGAACGAGTCAGTGGAACGGTTGAATATCATGCCGCACGTGAAAGGTCACGTGTCGGTTGATGTGATGGAGGACGGGCGGATTGTAGACCATGCGGAGCATGACAATTACGTTAGCCCGTTCGTTTATGACGCGTTACGCAAGTATGTCAACGCGTATTTCATGATGTTGCATGATGGGACGAATTTGTATCGGCAGGGTTCTGATTTTTGCCAGTATGCGCTTAATAGTGCGTTTATTCTGACCGACTACGCGGGGCCGGTGAATACTCGGGAACGTGTGATTCACGGCACTCCACTGAGTTACGGCTATCACCAATACGTTTCGAATAATGTTTACGAGTGTAGTTTCAATCAGGATGAGTCATACCGGAAGGCGAACTCGTTGCGTTTCGTGTTTGATTTTTCAACCTCGCAAGGTAACGGCACTTTCCAAAGTATTTATAGTGGCCCATCCACGGACAATCCAAACTATAAGGCTGGATACAGACTTTTTACAGAATATAATGTTCGTTGGCCAGTGACTTACTGTGATGGGAAAATTTACACTCCGGGCGCGAATAGTCTTACCGTGTTCACTGTGGATGATTGGATTACAAGGCTTAACGGGAACGCGTGGGATAGGCAAACCGTGCAAGTCCCTAACGCCGGATTAGATAGCAGTACATCTTTAACCGCGGATAATCATTCTATTTATTGGGTTAACGGCCGGTCTGTTTGCAGTGCGCCGATTTCTGACATGACTGATGTGACAACACATAATATCGGCGCTTATTGCCGAGCTATTTCTTACTCCGCGATTCGTGACTCGTTTTTCATTAGCGTTTCAACTTCCGAGGTGAGAGAATATTCAACCTCGTTCGAGCTTAAGAAAACTTTCACCGACAATTATAGTAGTTATAATATTTCTGCCATGCCGGAGGAAAACAGTGTCCTAATCGGTAATCGCGTATATGATATTGACGATAATGCCAACGCGTTGAAACCACGCGCACGTTGGGAAGCATTTGAACCGTTTAACTGCATGACGTTCATTGACGATTTCGCTTTAGCCTATGCAGGCACTTATACTGGGCTGTATCTTGGCACCCAGTATTTCAGCCGTGCCCGATTGGATAAGCCGGTGACGAAGAACAGCAGGCAGACAATGAAAATCACTTACGATTTCAATATGCCCCCGATTGATTGGGAGCATTGATGGAGACAGCATTATTGTGCGCCATCCTCGGCAGTCAGACGGTGACTATTCTCGTGCAATGGTTGTTGAGTAAAATCGATGCGAAACGCAACCCATTACGCGAGGGCGTGAAAGAACTCTTGTTTTGCAAGCTGAAACAGTTTGACGAACAACGAGAACTCAACGGGTTCGTGCCAATTGCGGATAAGGAAACAGTTGAACGCGTCTACACAGCCTACCATGCTTTAGGTGGTAATGGTGTAGGCACTGAGATAACTAACAAGATTCGTACTTGCGCAAGCAGTAAGGGAGAAAAATGAAACGAACACCTAAACATAAGCGTATCAAGCGAAGCATGGTCAAGCCGGTAGCCGGTTTAGCATTGAGTGCGACTATCATGCTGTCGCCTAGTGTCGCATTGGCGAATATGAATGGTGCGGACGTGAGCGGTTGGCAACCCGCCAACATTACTCGCATTGTTCCGGGCGACTTCATGATTGTCAAGGCCACAGAGGGCGTGAATTATGTTAATCCGTATTGGGTTCAGCAGATTTTAGGCAGTATCGACACCAACAAACTTCACGCCTTGTACCATTACGCGAATGGTGGCAGTGCGATTGCGGAAGCCGACTACTTCGTGAACACTATCGGCTCCTACGTTGGCCGTTCCATGCTCGTCTTGGACTGGGAGAGCTACCGTAACGCGTCATGGGGTAACGGTAATTGGGTGCGCGAGTGGGTTAACCGCGTGCATGAACGTACTGGCGTTTGGCCGGTGGTTTATGTTCAAGCGTCTGCCGTGTGGCAGATCCCGCAGGACGTGCGTCAACATTGCATGCTGTGGAAGGCACAGTATGCGAGTAATGCGCCGACTGGCTATCAGTCTCAGCCATGGAACGCTGGCAGTGCAGGTGAGGGCATGTTGCAATACACGTCTCATGGCGTGTTGAATGGGTATGGTGGGTTCCTTGACCTTGACTTGTTCTTTGGGGATAGAACCGCTTGGGGGCGGATTGCTTGCGGTGAGCGTGTTGGGTGCGTGCCGAACTCTTTCGCCAACACTGGCACCACTACTACCGTGAAGCATGATACGCCGAACACCACTCCTAACGGTGACGTTAACCAGATGGCAAATGATGTTATTGCCGGAAAGTATGGTAATGGTGCGACCCGCCGCGCCTTGTTGGGTGGCTATTATGATTCGGTCATGCGGATTGTTAACAATCGTTTGGGATGTGGTACTGCTCAATCCTCTGCGCAATGCGTTTACGTCCAGTCTGGTGACACGTTGAGTTCGATTGCCTCCCGTTATGGTGGCAGTTGGAACGAGTGGACGGGTTACCGTTCCGGCAATCCGAACATCATTTATGCTGGGGAGCGTGTTTGCCGTCGCGGGTCTAGCATTTCCGTAGGTGGTGTTCGTCGTTATACCGTGCAGTCTGGGGACACGTTGAGTGGTATCGCGTCACGATATAAGATTAACGTGAGTCAGATTAAGGGTTATCGTTCGGGTAATCCTAACGTGATTTATCCGGGCGAAACCTTGTATTGGTGAAAGGGTTATTATGGATATTACGCAGGCTGAGACTATCGCGGTGGCTATTGTAGGTTTGGTTGCTCCAGTGTTCGTGCAGGTTGTCAAGCCGATTCTGCCGGATAACATGACCGCGTTGTTTAGTCTCGCGGTCAGTGTCATGTTGGGCATGTTGGCTATCGCGGCTGTGGGCGGGTTCAACCACGGTTATACGTGGGGGGTACTACTTGTTGCTGTGATTGGTGTCTCGCAGACTGTTTACACTGCTGTTAATCAGGTGATGGGCGGTAAGCTTGGGAAAACGTTCGTTGACGAAAACGAGTTAGCCTAGTATAATGTGAAGTGCTGAAAGTTTTGGCGATTGACTTTTAGTGCTGTCATTGATAAGCCGCACGGGTTCTCCTTCTTTCCCGTGCGGCTTCTCCTTTTTTAAATGTCTTTCAACCCGTTCCAAGTTTGCACTGGAATGTTTTCAGGTCTGGCGAATCCCGACACGATTAATCCCAGTCGTTCGGCTTCTTTCACATTCTCATGTACCCAACCGTGGCAACCGGTTGTACCTGACCCGCATAAGGTTATGAGGTTGGAACTGGAATGCATTTCAGCGTATGGGTGCGAGCGTAGTCTACGGTGGTGGATTGAGTAGCCGAATGGCGTGTATCTCACGTCCCGTCCGCATCTCACACACCTGTAGTGGTCGCGTTCCAATACTATGCGGCGGGTTTTTTCGGTCGGGTTTTTCTCTTTTGGTTTGCCTTCTTTCGCTAGCATTCTTACTCCGATTGCTCCACACAAAATTCAGCCAATTGTGCGAGTGCAACCGCCAGCATGGCGTAGCTGTTCTTGCTGAGGGTTTCTGCTTCACCAATCGTGTAGGTTTGTTTTTCCTTATTGGTGGTGTAGCGTAGTTTTTCTTCCACCATTGAGTCGGGTAGTTCAACGCTGACATGCATAATAAATTCTGGTATGTTTTTCATTTTGTTTCCTCCCTTGGTTGGAATGATGCGACTTGTTCGCCTTCATCGTCGAAAATGGTTGCGACTATTCCGTGTTCCGCTGTTTTTCTTGCCGTGGCTACGGCTTGGCTGAATGTGGCGCATACATAATCGACGCCGTTGAATCTTACTATATACATGTTTTATTCCTTTCGTTAGATGGTGCCCCGCCCTTGCGGGCGGGGCGGGTGGTTGTTTAAAGATATTTTATTTCTGCCTCGTAGACTGCGCACTGGTCTAATCCTTGATGCCATGTGAAATCGTCTACAAGGCAGACTCGTCCGAATGTGAAACCTTCGTCGCGGTTGAGGATGTTGCGCATGTTTGCCAATTGGTTTTTAAATTCCGTTGCTTCGCTGTGGAAGTCGTAGACTTCTCCGGTTTCTTTGATTACGAGACGTTGTTTGCAGATGCGATAGCTGAGGTAGATGATTGCGGTGTTCATTTTGTTTGTCCTTTCGTTTGTTGGTAATTACATAATACATTATTGTTGAGTACGACACGCCGGGAATGGAATGGCGGTTTAGGGGTTGCCGCCGCCCCCGTTGTGACACAATCCGCACGACGTAAGGATTGCATCTGCTCCAGCGGCGATGTTCTCCGCCATTGTCGCAACATGCTGAGTCTCGAATGCTTCACGAATTACGTCATCTGGAATTTCATTGAAATCGTCGATGTTGTTTTCAATGGCGTAGTAAACGATGTCTCCGGCGATCCCGTTGCTGTTAAGCCCGTCAAGTGTTATCCCCATGTAGATGGAACATGACCCGACGAAAACATACGGGTCGCGGTTGTTCTTGTCGATTATGTCAAGGCGGATGTGGCCTGCATAATTCTTCGTGAGCTTGATGGGCTTGGTTTCGTTGTTCATTGTTGGTTCCTTTCCTTGTTTGGTTGATAGTTTTATAATACATCACTTGGTTATGCGACATGCCGACGTTCGATAAACACGCCCCAACACATTGGATACTTCAATGGCACCAACCGGGACACGCGATAGTCGGCACCATAACGCACTTCAGCAAGCCGAGCTATAACCGCGTGTGCCTTCTCCCTTGCCTCGGCAATCCGCTTATCATAGCCACGTTTGCGTTTCTCCCAACCGTCGCTAGTCCTCTCATACACCTCCCATACGACACCGGTTGCTGAATAATGAGACTGCACACGATAGTCGTAAGCGTCAACGTTCCTATATTTCACAATATCCCCTTTCAGTACATTTCCGCGATGTGTCGAGTGAACGCGCATACGCTGACTGCCGTCAGATAGCCACGTAATCCCGTCTTCCTCGCCATGAGAAGCCACACGGGGAAAGTTATGAAGGGTGCGAGACACCAACCGCACGTAGCGAGATTACGCAGACTATCGGCCTGTAACGCCTTGTGGGCTTGACCTTCGTTCCCATAGTACGTTTCGAGCGTGTTGCAGGCTCCGAGCCATGCCATACGTAACTCTTTAAGACTGTGTCCGAAACCGTCCGTTGTCTGGATGCAAGTATTGAGGTATCCGGCGACTAGTCCGGCTTGTACTGCTTTGTTCATTTCTTTGCTCCTTTGCGGTAGACGTAGAGTGCCGCCAACATGCACGCGACGCCGATAATATTGATGAAGTTCATGTTTTCGTTCGCGGTTAATACGATTCCGAAAAGAAAGAGTATTGCCACGAATCCGTCGTTTTTGTCCATTGCTGATTCCTTTCAATTGGTGCCCCGCCCTTGCGGGCGGGGCGTGGTGGTCATTCTCCGACGATTTCCGCAAACTTGTCAGTGAGCCACTTGAGGTATTCTTTTCTGGTGTTGAACTTGCCCTGCGCATGTTCGGTGCCGTTCCACCATGCTCCCGCGGTGTTCCCGTTCCACCATGTTTCGACGTTTACCGTGCCGTCTTCGTTGGTGGTGGCCTTGATGTTGTATCCCTTGAAGCAGTTGGTTTCGGTTGCCATTTTGTTGTCCTTTCGTTTGTTGGTAATTACATAATACATCATTGTTGAGTACGACACGCCGGGGAAACAAAAAAGGGAGCCTACAAAATTCCTTCGTAGGCTCCCTGAATTTCATCGACTGCAATACGCTAAGCACTGCACCTCAAGCGCATCCACATGACGATAACACACCCCATCAAACACGAAAAAAGGCGCGTTAGAATACTTGTGAGCTCTGCGCAAAGTCCAGTAACGACTGTTACCCGGCTGAACAATCATGAGGGCAATCATAATGCCCGTTTTCTTCTTGATGCGCAACACCATTTTTCGGAGTTCGTCAATCAATTCACGGTGTTTGCATCCTGCACAATCGTCGAAGACCGCGTAAATGACACGTCGTGAAATACTCACCAGTCCACACCTCCCAGTTTTTGCAGTTCGTCAATGAGTGCCAATGTCTGCAATTCCTTTGTCTCCTGTGCTTCGATTTCACTTGCAACGCTCCGTCGTTCTACCGCAAACACCTCATGTTGCAGACTGCCATAAATTCGGTCATCAAACATTGTGAAATACGCCGTCTGCAAGTCAGGGTTAACAACAAAATACTGCAATACTTGAGCCTGATACTGTTCTGGAATGAAGTCGAACTCCCGCCGCGATTCCAGAATCTCCGGAAACAGTTTGAGCGCCAACGACTGCAATTCATCACGCTGACTATTCGGAGTTTCCGAATCGTTCAACATCTGGAATACGCGGAACGGGACAACAGTCTGCAAATGGTATTTCGTTCCCAGACTTTTCGCCTCGAACGCGAACGTGGGATTATATTCCAGTCCGTTAATGTCGATTTGCGGTTTAGCGTGAGCGTCAGGGCTGACCGCAATACGGTCATCCACGTCACTTACCCACATTCCCGTGTCGAACTCAACAACGTCAGTGGAAATGTCAAGTTTTTCGCACGCCATCATGATATTAGTGTTTTCGAGTCGGTGGCCGCGGCCCATTGGCGGTTCCCCGTCCGGCTGTTCCGCAATCATGTCAGCGAGGAACTGCCAAAAGTCGAGGTTGACTTTCAAGCGTTCGTTATCTCGTTTGGCCTGTTCCGCTTTCACTCGATATTCCATGGCCTTTTCTTCTGTCTTTGCCTTGTCTGCCATGGCTTCGAGCTTGGCTACGTCCTTTTGGGCGTAATGTTCGAGCGCGAGCGTCCCGGCTTTGGTGCCCGTGATTTTGCCAATTCGCGCGTCCAACCATGCTTGCGTGTCCTGCGCTTGCGAAACGTTCAGAATCTTCATTTTAGTTTTCCTTTCTTACCGGTAATCCGTTTTCCGTGGTGGCGAGCATGTATGCTTTCAGTAGTGTGTCCGCTATTTTTTGGCGTCGTGCGGGCGAGATGCGTCGGAACTTGGTTTCCCAATGTGCGACTTGGCATTGCCGTACACCGTACATTTTCGCCATTTCACGCTGGCTGATGCCGAACGCGTTGCGCAAATATTTCAACAATTCGCTATCGTCCAAAGAGTTAAGATAACTATTTCGACTGTTGACGGTGCGGAGATTGTTTTCATGGTCGAGTGTGAATAGATTGCCGTTTTTTGACTGGATAAGGTAGGCGTAAACGTCTTCCTTGATTCTGTATGTTCGCTCTCCGGCGACGGTTTTGAATGTGATGGGCATAGCCCCCGGCCATAGTGTGAGTCTCATTTATCCTCTCCCGCAATCTCTTCATCATAGTAGACGTATGCGATTCCGTTGGCAGTGTGGAATTGCCCTCGCACAACGTTTTTGTGAATTGTCGGTTTGATTCCAGCCAAGTAGAGCAAGTCTAGTGCGTCCTCTCTGGAATTTGGGTAGATTGCGATTTGCGGCGTGTAGTCTTTTAATTCAATGTCTGGGCCGTCGCTAGCTACTTGATAAAGCTGGTCTAGCACGTCTTTAAGGAACTTGACGTATTGGGCAAGGGTTATTGTGTCTTTCATTATTGTTCCTTTCATTAGATGGTGCCCCGCCATTGCGGGCGGGGCTGTGGTTTGGTTTAAAGTGCGTGTTCCTTGAGCAGTTCGGTGAACTCGTCGGTGTCTACCTGCTCGTAATCAGTGTAGCCGTTCATGTCGCAGATGGTGCGGAGGTCTTTCGCGGCTCCGTAGGTGTCCCAATTGCCGTCATCCTGTCCGCTGTTTTCAAGGTAGCTGATAATGTAGGCTTCTGCTGTGCTGAGGTTGATTGCCATTTTGTTTGTCCTTTCTTTGTTTGGTAATTACATAATACACTATTGTTGAGTACGACACGCCGGACTAGAGATAATCCATGACAACGAAACCCATGCCCGCCAAACCAATAAGGATAGTAGCCAATGAGAGAAGTACCATACAACCGTCCCCGCGAAACAATGACACGACCAAAGCAACAGCGGACACAATCGTAAGCGCCAAGAAGCCGAAGAATACAGCAACCTTTTTCACTTGACACCGCCCTTGCTGATGGCCTGACGGAGAAGCATAACGTCATGCTCGGTCAAGTCCTGAGGCTTGCGCACCTCATGGCCGAACTGCGGTGCCAGAGCGTTGACATAGAAGCCCAGATTCGTTCCAGCGGCCTGAGCCATGCCGTTAAGGTCGTTGACTTCCTGTGCCGTGGCCTTGCGTGGCTGCTGTGGGGTGGAATAGTCGCGCATGGCGGCTCCGTCATCGTCCTTGTCGGGGAAGATACCAAGGGCGGCGTAGAGGGAGTAGCGTCGCGCGTAGGTTACTGCGGAGCCGATTGCCTGCGGGTCGGGCACCACAATAAACGGATAGTCGCCCACATTCAAGGTTTTTTCAGCGTCGAAAATGATTGTTCCAACCGTGCCGTAGCTCACTTTGTCTCCTACCGCGCCCATGCGTACCACCTGCCGGAAGGCCAAATCATGCTTGGCGAAAATAGGCTTGATGGTTTTGAGAATGGTGGAGAGATTCAGGTACTTGTAGGTGCGTTGTCCAGCGTTGGCTGTCAGGTCGGTGACGAAGTTGGGTACTTCGTTGAGGACTGCCATATATTTTTCTTCGAGTTTCATTATTGTTTCCTTTCATTAATGGTGCCCCGCCCTTGCGGGCTGGGCGGTATGGGTTACTTGGTGTGGGCTTCGTACTGCTTATTGAACCATTCAGTATATTCTTTACGGTTTTTGAATTCGTGCTGTTCGCTCTTGGCTCCGAATACTGCACTGCCCTTGTGTGGCTCGTTCCATATTTCCAGTACTGAGACGCTGTGGTCTTCGTTGGTGTTGACGACGATGCAGTAACCGTTGATGTTGTGAAATTCGGTGTTCATTTTGTTTGTCCTTTCTTTGTTTGGTAATTACATAATACACTATTGTTGAGTACGACACGCCGGACTAGGCAGAATCTCACCCAAACGACTCAACCCACGCGCGCTGTCTAACCCCTTGAACTGCTTAGCGGCCTGCGCAGATTCGCCAATCGTTCGCCCACTTAACCGGTTGCGTCGATACTCCCAACTTGCCTCACCCTCGATACCTAACGCACGCATTTCATGCATAATGTCACCTTCAGTCGGATTATGGTCTCGTTTCCACCTGAGCCAAAACGCATTCAGGTCGGCTGGCATGAGATACGGGCGCTTCTTCGCGTATTCCGGGCTTGCGAAAAATTGGCGTATGGCTTCTTTCGCCACGTCTAATCGCATGTCAGTGGCTAACGCTTCCATCCATGCGGCCACCTGCATATCGGTCACGAGCCGGTTATCAAAGGCACTGGCGTAGGTTAGGAGTGCTTGCACTTGCAGTTTATTCATCCTCGTGCCCCTTGAATTCCAATTGCATCAATTTTACGGTTTTTAACATGCCGTCCAAGTCACTTTTCCGAAGGTATACCCAAAAAAGACCTTCCGCATATGTGGGGGCTTGCCGAGCAAGGTCTAACATGGTGTCCATGTAAAGACAGCACTTCCCCACTTGCATGAGATTGTGCGCGTCCAATGGTTTGCCATCGATTTGCATACGGCATTTCTCTCCATTGTCGATAGCCCGCTGTAGATACCATTCTGCTTTCCGCAAGTCTTCGAGGGGGCACCCCTTGAGTCGATGCCGCCACACGTATTTTATCGCGTTGCCTATGCAAAAACTGTGATATTTCGCGACTTCAATACATTCGCAAGGCTTCGTGTTGTCGGCGTAGTGTGCTGGATGATTAACGTTGTCCATGAGTGTTCCCTTTCAAAATTGCGGTGTGATTGAGTCCAGAAAATCGTCAAGGTAAAGGAGGTAGTCTTCTTGGATTGAATCGTGTGGCTGTGTCTGGTAGTCACCGTGTTGCCATTGGATGCCGCTTGAGAATTTCAATCGCCTGATTCCAGCAAGGTACGCGAGTATCGTATTGTGGACTTTATCAATCGTCCAGTCTGCGGGAGCCACGGCGTCCATCATGTAACTTTTAGATTGTGCCCCGCTCCTCTGCCGGTTTTCCAAGCCTTTCCAAGCCAATAGCCATACTCTGTAGCGTGCTATTTTTTTGTTGTCTTGTATGGTTAATGCTGTCTCGAAGACTGCCGTGTCTTCTTGCTTGACGCACATTGCAACGGAATGCATGTCGTACGGTGGTATGTCATTGAATAGTGTCAGCATTTTATTTTCCTTTCGTTGGGTGCCCCGCCCTTGCGGGCGGGGCGGTATGTAGTTTAGATTGCGTTTTCGGGGAGCTTTTCGAGGTAGTCAATTGCCGCGTACATTCCTTCGGTGGTGTAGGGGAAAAGCTTTTTATAGCAACGGGAGCCATAGTGGTTGCCGCGCTTGCGGTAGTCCTTGCGGCGTTCTTCGTCGGTCTTCTCGATTTCCCAGTGGACGCGGATTACTCTGTGAATGTCTCCCGTGCGGGTAGTGTACACGTCGAGGTTGTTTGTGATGTAAAGCTTCTTCTTGTCTCCCATCATATTATCGAAGATTTCGAAGAGGTTGAAGCGGAGGTTTGCGGTGTCCATTTTGTTTGTCCTTTCATCTTGTTTGGTAATTACATAATACACTATTGTTGAGTACGACACGCCGGGAAAAGAAAATGCCCGCCGAAATAAATCAGCGGGCATAATGAGAACCGTTATCACTTAGCGAACTTGACTGGAACTAGCGGGAACGCCCCAGCCCCAAACGTCGCCACAACAAGCGGCCATGTGACATGCGACGCGGGTAGCCCATCATTCCAAACACGCGCGATAGGCTCAGTTTCAAACTGTCCGTCCTTAATGGCTGGACGTCGCACACTCCAATCGCAAACCCCGTCACGGTAGAGTAGGGTGCCGGTTTGAGTGAGGTAATAGCCATCTTCTGTTGGCATTTCCTCAATTACTTTCATGTTTTCCGGAAAAAGATAATTGAGGGCGTCTTGCAACGCTTTCATCTCGTTTTCATCCCGGAACCTTAGCACGACCTTCCAACCGTCTTCCGTTGTAGTTGCAGCCAAGTCTCGCAGTGAGTTGATGACAATACTTTCTGGATTGGTATACGCTGTTGCCTTAATCATTTTTTCCCTTTCACCGATAAATTGGGGTGACACTCACATGAGTTAGCGGAAACGCTTTGGCTCCAAGTTTGGTAATTATCTTGAGCCAATCGGACTCGTAATCCTCTCCGTCTTCCCCTAACACGTTCTCTTGCGACGGATAAGTGTATGCATCCCCGTCGTAAAATGCTCTGATACTCCAATCGCCTTCCGTATCCTTGCTTAGGAGGAGTCCTGTGCAAGTAAGGTATAAGCCTTCTTCTTCTGGTTCCTTGAATTTCTTGCCAAGTTTGATATTTTCCGGGAAAATATTGTTGAGTTCGTCTTGGAGTGCCTGTAAATCTCCCGTTGAATAAAACTCAACATCTAGATACCTTGTAGGCTGTGACTTCAGATTTTCGGTTATATCCGCCGATTTAACACCCTCGATACGGAGGCTGTTAACTCCATCCTCATAAACGGAACGGGATACTGTGATACTCATTTTTTTGTCCTTTCATTCTGAAAACGGGGTAATGTTTACGCGAGTTAGTGGTAGTGCGGTTTCAGTTAATTTTTCGATGACATTATGCCAATGTTTCTCGTTGATTAAATGCAAGTTGGTTGGGTCACATGCCAAGTATGGTGTAGTGGAGTCTTTGAATCGTATGACGCTCCACCCCCATTCGTCTTTTAAGAGCAGTATTCCAGTTTGCGAGAGGTAATACCCTTCTTCTTTTGGCTCCCTGAATTTTTCGTCTATTATGACGTTTTCGGGGAAAAGATTATTTAACTTGTTTTGGAATTCTTTCAAATCGTCCAAGTCGCTGAATTGTACTCGCACGAGGTTTGTGGAATTGCCTTTGCCTCGTTTTGCCCCGAAAATGGTCAGTGTTTCGCAGTCTGCGAATGATTGGTGTTTTACTTCTATTGGCATTTCATGTCCCTTTCATTTGTTGGTTATTTTACATTATCGATTATACATGATTACGACCGCGACACGCCGGACTCAATCTGGAAGCCGAAGAGGTCAGTTTGCGGCTCCATCGCCTGAGTAAGGTTCTGTTCCATCGCCTGAGTGAGATTCTGCATGTTCCGTTCCGCGTTCGTTGCGGGCTTGCGGGCTTGCGGAGGGTCTGGACGGTATTCATCGTTCCACCTTTCGCCATTGAGCCATGTTGCGAAGTTCGGAATAAAACGAGTTTCCGTGTTGGCGCACTGTGCGGCAAATGCCTGCACCTTGGCCATGAGGAAAGCACTGTTCATACCTACTTTCGCTTTACGCCATGCCTTATACGCGGCCATCTTCGCCACATGCTTGGGATAGATTGCCCACAGTTGTTCAAATGCGTTCGGGTATTCCTCGCGCTTACGTGGCGCTGGTTCCGTCGGTGTGGGTTCGCGTGTAGGTTCTACCGTAGTGGCCGGTTCTAGAGCTTGGTAAAACGTTTTATCTTTCTCCTTTGGGAATACGTTGCGTGGCTCTTGTGTGATGTGATACAAGTTGGTTTTTCTGGTGCCATCCTCGCAGAAGCGAGTTTCCTTGGTAATAAGTCCTTTTGCTTCAAGCCCTCTAAGAGCATTGATAACGGTCTGCTTTGAGCACTTGCACTCTTTGCTTAGAAGAGCAATGCTTGGGTAGCAAAGGTTGTTGGCGTCGGAATGGTCTACGAGCGTGATATACACAACTTCTTCGCTCATTGTGTCGAAGTAGTCTCCTCGTATGACCCAGTGTCGTATGGCTGTCCAACCTGATTCTTTATCGTTCATACCGTTGATTATATCACAACTTTTGAAATTGTGCAATATGTGTTTTCTTCATTGTTTTATCTTAAAACAATGGTTATTCTTACGTTCCTTATTTTTGACTATCCCTAATTCCTTATTTTTGACTACCATAGTCAAGAATAAGGAACATGTTACATATTTTTGACTATGCGGCATTGTGATACATCGCTTAAAAGTTGCAAAACATACAACTAGTGTGATATAATGCATATATGAGTTTTTTAACAACAAGTGATATTGCTAACACTTATGGCGTCACCATCTCCGCAGTAAACAAGTGGATTCACGAAGGCAAACTGGAAGCCTTTAAGATTGGCGACCAATGGAGAATTAGCGAGGAAAATCTACAAAAGTTCCTCACCACGAAACCACGAAGGAAAACCAAGTGAGCAGGCTAACCGCCGAAGGCGAGTTGAACATGGCATTAGGCCAAGAACGCGCCAGACATCGTGACTACGATTTAGAGCTGTTGCGCGACCAAATCGAAGCCATGCGCAAGCCGAAACCAAAACGCAAACGGAAACCGCCAACACAGGAACAACGTGAACGAATCAGGCAACGCACTCGCGATTACATGCGACGTGTCCGAGCCGACCCTGAATACAGACGGCTTGAACGTGAACGGAAACGCAAATACGATAACGAAAACCGCGAACACGTCAACCGTATCAGTCGCGAAGGCAGAGCCCGACGCATGAAAAAACTGAAAGCTGAAAACCCTGAAAAATATGCCGAAGTGTTAGAGCAGAATCGCAAACGGTCTCAAGCGTGGCGAGACGCATTAACACCAGAACAGCGAGCATATTTAAACGCCAAAAAACGTGAAAAAGACAGAGCACGACGTAAGGCAAGGAAAGAAGAAAACAAATGAATGACCCTATTTTGCTGATTGAACACGGTAGGCTTACCGGCGAGCCTGAAATGAAAACCACGAAGACTGGCAAGCAGATTCTACAGTTCACCGTGGCGGGCAATGGTTCGCATAAGGATAAGAATACCGGTCAGTATGTGGATGATTGCCAGATTTTTATCCGATGTACCGAATGGGACGTTAACCGCGCGCAAGCCCTGCAAAAAGTCTTGCACAAGGGCAGTGAAGTACGTTTGGAAACCGCGTTTAATTACTCTTGCGGTACTGACCAGAACGGGCAACCGCGCGTGTATTTCGATGCTCGATTTCCGAGGATTGCCGTGTATCCGCCTCGTCCGCCGAAGCCTCAGCAACCGCAACAGCGGAACACTGGTAGCCCGTCGAATTTCGATGATTTCGGCAATAGTGATGCTTGGGGTGACACAGCATTTTGAAAACCAAAACGTTAACGTTTAACGCGTATGGCATGACTCCCGCGCCTAAGGGCAGTTACCGTTTCGTGCGGGGGCACGCCATCCCCATGAGTAAGCGTGAGAAGCCGTGGCGTGGTCTAGTGACTGATAATGCGCGTATTACAATGAACCGGGAAAAGTTCACACAGTTTGACAAGGATGTGCCAGTGTCAGTACGTATCACGTTTTTCATGCCGCGGCCTAAGACTGTGAAACGTCATATGCCTACCGTTCCGCCGGACATTGACAAACTGTGCCGTGCCGTGTTGGACGCCTTGACCGACGCGGGAGTGTGGGTGGATGAT